GGTCGATCAACCCCCGGTTTTTTACGGGTTGGTTTGGTTGACTAGTCGAAAACGGGGGGAATTTGGCTATAAAGACATGACCGAATGCATGGGGCCGTATCGTTGGGATATGCCAAAACGGTTGCTGGATCAATTGGATCAATTGGCCCCCAATGCCCCCCAATCGGCATTGGATTGGCGCGCCAAATGCCGGGAAAAGTTGGCCGCAAAACGCAAACCAAAACCCAAATTGTCCCCCGGTCAAATTGTGACATTCCCAAATGTAACGGGTCAATTTGAATTGATCATGCCGATTGGCCCCCGCCGGGGTTGGTCGGTGCGTTACGTTGGCGGGTCAATGTCATATACCGCAAGTGCCCGTCAAATTTCCCAATGCACTGTTATTTAATCGAAAAGGATCAACAAATGAAACACTCAAATGATCACATTGTGCCAATCCCCGGGCCAAATTGCCCCCGCAAATTGTCGGTAATAGCCCGTGACATTGGGCGCGATTGGGGGCCGAAAATGAATTATGCGGCCCGCCCGTATTGGGCCGCATTGTGCGTTTTGGAAACAATCAACGACAAATATTATTTGGACCCGGCCCGGGAAATTGTCGCCCGGTTTTTGTGCAATTCGGGCCAATGGCGGGGGCCAGTCGCCCGGGCTATAAAGTTGGAATTAAAACAAATTGCCGGGATCAAATGATCCAATCAACAAAACAGGACAAAACAGCATGAAATACCAATTTATTAAAAAGTCGGCCAACGTAAAAACGGGGCCAATTCCGGTCACCTATTCCCAACGCGAAACGTGCCCCCCGTCATGCGCTCATTACCGGGCCGACTGTTATGCCGAAGACTATTACACCCGCATGAATTGGGATAAAGTCGGAAATCGCGGGGTTGACCTTGATCAATTTTGCGCGTCAATCGCCAGTTTGCCCCCGGGCCAATTATGGCGTCACAATGTAGCGGGTGACTTACCCGGGGCGGGTGAAACAATCGATCCGGCCCAATTGGGTGCGATTGTCGCGGCCAACATTGGAAAACGGGGGTTTACATACACCCACAAAACCAACGACCCCGCCAACTTGTCATGGATCAAAACGGCCAACGAATGGGGGTTTACAGTCAACTTGTCGGGCGATGATGTAGGTCACGCCGACCAACTGGCCGATATGGGCGCTGGCCCGGTTGTTTGCATTGTGCCAACGGATACGCCAGAAAAAACCCAAACCCCGGCGGGTCGGTCGGTTGTTGTTTGCCCCGCTCAAACCCGCGATGATGTAACTTGCGAAACGTGCCAATTGTGCCAACGACAAAACCGGGCCGTTATCGTTGGGTTTCGCGCACATGGCACTAGGGCCAAAATTGCCGACCAAAAAGCCCGGCGGGTAATTCCAATCCAATCAATCGGGGCGTGACATGACAACAATTTCAAAATTCCAAACGGGTTTCATTAATGCAATGGTGCAAAGTGCCTACAAATTTGACGCGCAAACAACCAAAACGATCAACGATCCCCTAATGACCGATTGTGAATTAAGGGACTTTTATTGTGCGTTTTGCGGTTGCAGTGAACAACCAATCAATGAACAATTTTGCTATCCAATTTGCCCAAATTGCGGGGGTATGTGACATGACAAACCAACAAATTTGCGATTTTTATGACAATAACCCAAACCTTACATTGGCCCAATTGGCCCAACTGACCCGGTTGTCGGTTGACCAATTGAAAACAATCTTACAAACCCCGCCCCCCGTGCCAATGTACGGGCGAAACCGGGGCCGATCCAACAACTATAGGGGATAAAAATGGGCAAATTTTCAGATATCGATATCGAATTGACATACGGGGAAAAACCAACAACCCCGCCCCGGGTTGGATCGTTTGGGGTTTGTTTGAACGATCCCAAAAACCCGCCCCGGTTTTTTACGTTGTTGCAGTTGATTGGAAACATGGGGTTGTTTGCCCCGGTTGACGATCCCGGCACGATCCTACAATTTGACGTGAACGATTATTGGGAATTGACGTAAAACCAAAACGACCCCGGGTCAAACCGGGGTTTTTTTGGCTTTGCTAAGTTAGTAAGTAATCACTTCACAATCCGGGCCGTTTGCGGGGTTGTTTGGGTTTTGCGGGGATTGGCCCCGGGCCGATTGTCTGGTTTGTTTGCGGGGCGATTGGGCGATTGTTTGGGGGGTTTGGCCCCGATTGATTGGCCCGGGTTTGTCGGTTGTTTCGGTTGTTTCGGTTTGCCCCCGGCCCGGGAAATATGGGGCGCGTTTGCCCCGGTTGTTGGGGGCGATTGGCGGGGGTTTGCAGCGATTGGGGCGGGTTGGTTGGCCCCCGGTTGATTGGGGCGGGGTTGGCCCCGGGGCGATTGGGCGGGGCGGGTCAATCCGGCGGGGGGCTAATGCAAAACCTGAGAAAACCGCGCTAAGTGGTTGATTCTATGGGTGTATGCGTCAATGCTTATGTGCTTATATACGTCAACGTTTATATATGCCACCGATTATATATAAAACGACTTATATTGAGGTATTTTAGAGGGCCACTACGCATTTCGGAAAAAAAATTTTGAAGAAAAAAAATGCCTAGTCGAGCTAGGCAAAGTTTCCCTTTCCGGAGAATTTGTAAAAAAATATGGAAAAATTTTTGGTCAGGCTTGCTCAAATTTTCTGAGCAATCTTGATGGCGGTTTCCACGAACCCTCATCAACCCTGTAGGACAGCACATCTTTGCTCTGTGCTTTGTAGCCAGAGGCGTAAGCAGCGCGAGAAACTGCCAACGCTTTGGCTTTGGTATCGAATGGTCCTTGCGAACCCCAATACCAGCCGGATTGTTTCTTGACGAGTGGCATTATTTCAGTCGCTTGAGCTTAAAAATGGTGTGGCGGCACAACTCTCCGATACCGTCCACAAGGTTTTGGACTTCGCTGTCCTGTGGAAATCCGGGCTTTTGTCTCATTTCTTTGACACGCGCCTGAATGTACTCAACAAGCGCCAGAGGAGTTTCCCCCACAAAAAGTGCCTGTTTTTCCAGAAATATTTTGGACTCGTCTTGGAGGCAAGCCTCAATCACGCTGTCTGCAAGGTCGGGCAGCTTGTCATAGAACTCTCCCATTGCCTCATGTGCTGCAAACGATCCGGGGCCAATAGTGTTCCAGTGGTGGACATGGGCAGCGGCTGCACCCATAACCAGCACAGATGCAAACTCACTGATGACATCAGATTGAGCTTCGTTGATAGTGAACTTCATGATGGTGTTCCTTTACTTCATTGTACCCAAGATGTGATTGATTGAGTGCTGAAGCAAATCGTAAGGTACAGCCTTCCAATTGTCCACGCAAATGCCGATGGCGTTGTCGATGGTGATTGCATCAGCCTTGTGCCAGATAAACTTTCTTTCTGAGCAGCTTGTCAGTGTGAGCATGGCCGACTTCAGCTTTCTGTACTCAACCGAATCTTCCTTTTTCATCAGTTCGTAGGCGTAAGCCATGACAAAGATAGCGTCTGAGATTGGCAGAATGTGCGCCCGTGCGTCTGTTCCCTCATCCAGTAACAGCAACTGAATGCGCTGGTCAAGCATTCGCTTTTTAAGCTGTTGTGCTGCAATTGCTCTGGCAACAGGATTTCTTGCTACGTTCCTGTTTTTAAGCACAATCATAGAATTTCGCCAATCATGCGCTTAATGTTAAACAGGTCTTTGTGGGCAGGATATGTCTCCCTCCAATGACGGGCATAAAAGGCAATGAAATCATTGCTGATTTTAAATTCACTGCCTGTAGTCATGATGGATGTCTCCCAACGAATACGGTTGATGATGAGCCAGTGGCTGATCTTCTTACGGTTCATCTTGACCGCTTGAAAGGCAAACTGTTCAAACATCTTCCAGACCATTGGATTGGCTGTGTGCCATTCCAGCCATGCTTGCTTTTTGGCAAGGAAGTCTTCATGCAGGGCCAACTGCAATTGATTGTGATGTTCCTCTCGACTCATGTCTTTCCCCTTGCTGGACAGTTGCGCCCTTGGTCACAGTCTTGATTGCATGGTGGGCATGATTGGATAGCAGCGCACCAGCCTTCCCATGCCCAATAAGCAGGTGTACCTTCGACATAAGGATTGTCTTCAGTCAGCAGGTCTTCGTTCCACCACTTGTTGAATTCTTCAGTCATGCTTGCTCCTTGCTCGAATGGCTTCAGCGCAATCAAATGTGGCAACATCCCAAACGGATGCATCATTTGCTGTGCGTGACATATTAGGAACAAGTTCTTCACACACCTTTGCACACGCCTCGCGCTCGGCTGCTGCAATGCTGCGCTCGTACTCAGTCCAATGATCTTGAGTCCATGTCCTGTTGCGCTCATCAGCACGAACAAGGGCTTCAAAGCGTTTGAGAAATTCAGTTGATTGCGTACCAACCCAAGAAGTCCAACCATGACTTGCAATGTCACAAGCACCAGCCTCACGGGCCATGTCTATCGTGTCTCTCATGACAGCATCCCCTTGCGCTCTGCGTTGACCAACATCAGGCGGTCAAGCTCCTGCACCACAAAAGCCTTAAACATCTCCGGCTCCAAATAGGTCTGCTGACCACACGCAGCCAAAGTAATCAACAAGGTGTTGAGAACCACGGAACTGTCATACCCCTCAACAATCGGCTTGATCTGCTGGAACATTTTCTGCACAGCAGCGTTATGTGCTTTGATTTCGTCTGTGGTCATGTTCCTTTTGTCCCCCACTCAGGCATCTTTTCATTGGCTGCAAGCGCCTCAAGTTCCACAAACAGTTCGTGTAGTTCGTGGCTGTTGAATGTGCGGCTGCAATAGCAACCCCAAAAATATGCTGCTTCTTCCCACAGGCATTCTTTAAACAGCCTGTCACGCACAAATGCGCCGGGGCTGTTAGGCATATACAGCTTTAATGGGTTTTCAATCTCGGCTCTCATAGCCGCTGCGATGGCTGTGTAGTTCATTTCTGTCCTATCTTGTTAAGTGTCCACTCAAGCAGTTGTTGCTGAGTAATGTCATAGTAATCAACAAAGCCTTTGCTTCCTAGCCCGTGAAAACCCTTATTGCCACGGTGATGCTCAACGCATAAAGGAATCAGCGTCTTGTAGTCGCCTTTGCCCCAACCGCCTTCTCTCAAGTGGTGAAGCTCTACTTCTCCCGGCTCATGCTCCCCATAAAGATGATGGCATAAAGCACAGCCTAAACTTGCTACAGCTTGCTTATGCTTCTTCTCTTCGTTCTTCATTTATTACCTTTGCAAGCCATGCAAGAAATTCTGTCGGCTCATACCATGAGTTTTGCCCACCACCAGTTGATCTGTGCCTAACTTTCATTTTTGGCGCATCGGGTTTTCTTAACCATCCACGCAGTTGAGCATCTGTGATGTTGTATTTTTTTTGCACCAACTCCGACAACTCTCGATAAGTCCGCAAAGGTTTGTTGATGTTTCCGCTAATTTGCCTCTTACGCAGTTCGCCAATGGTTTCAGGAAATTTCATTGATAGTTACCCCGTTAGTGTTGGCCCAATACAACAGCCACTCGGTAAAGCTGATGGCTTGTTCTTTGGTAAATCGCCTGCTTTGGTGGCCTAACTGTACGATGCGTTCGCCATCAATGCTTGGCATGACCTTGCTGATGCTTTTCATCTCGCCACTTTCGTGCGCCCACTGGTCAATCAGAAACCGCTTCCACGACTCCTGATTCCAGCGACTGCCATGCAATTGGCTTTGCTTGGCAATCTGACCAATGATTGAGTGGTACAGCTTTTCCTGCTCACGACTCTTCATGTCAGGTGTCATAACACGCCAATCATGCGTAAAGCGTCTTCAGGGCCATCAATGCGGTGTAAGCTACCTCCAGTCCAAAACTCAAAAAAGTCTTGCTGTAGCTTTGTTAAACGCTTTTTAGAGCCATCCTTGATCTCAACCAAGTATGTGTGATTGTTGTAGCCCACCAAAAGGTCAACAGGCAGACCAATAATCCACACATAAGCGCCAGCAGCCCTAAGAGCCGACACGATTTGCGCTTGGTTTGCGTCTACACGGGCGGCGTATCTCATACTTGGCCAGTTGCTTTAGCAATGACTTCATCTAGTCGGCTGACCGACCACCCTATTGGCGTGCCATCTTCAACAATCATGTGACGCGCCACCTTCAACGCCTCCAGCAAATCAGGCGCTGCGGCGATCAGGCGGGCATTAGATTTGTAGGGGTGTTTGTAACCTCTCAAATACGCGACCGACTTGTCTTCAGGGTCAAGGATGATTGTTACCCCACCAAAAGTCTTAAGGGTCTTCCATGGTCCCGGTGTGTGTTGTGTTGTCATTCCAATTCTCCGTCTTGTATTTTCTTCATGTAACCACGAATGCGTTGTACTGAGCCAGTTCCGTAGCGTCTTTCGAGATACTCAATTCGCTCGGCTGTTAGTACGCTTCGCTTAAGTGTTTCGTATGTACGATACAACTCACGCGCTTCGCCAAGCTCAATCATGTACCTATCGCCTTCGTCTGATATTGGTCTTCTGGTCATGGGTACGGCCACAGCGAAATCAAACCCCATTTCATTTTGGGGTACTTGCGAACAATGTCTGTCTTTTGCAGACTCTGAATGCTGGCCCACACTTGCTTTGTTGTCCAGCCAGTAATCTCTTCGATTTCTCTGCTGGACAGTTCGCCATGCTCAAGCAGCCTTTTAAGTGCGTATGTTCGTGTCATGCTTGCAATTGTCTCCAAACTGTCTTTGGTTTGGTATTGGCGTAAACCCTATCCTTTGGATGTGGGCAGTCTTCAGGTACGTCAACCACGCAATACACTTTCTGATACGACTTGCGTTCACCCATCTGCCAGCGGTCAACGTAAACGTCCGGCATACCTTTGACAGCTTTGCTAATGTTGGCAACATGAATGTTCAAGGTGTCGGACAGTTGCTGCCGTGTCAGGCCATAGTGATGTTTTTTCAGCAACTCACGGATTGCTTGTTGTCGTGTCGGCCTCATGCTTTCCTCAGAACTTGGTTAATTTGTTGACGAATATGCTCGGGCATAGGCGTGGCCTTCTCTCTGTCAGCCGCAATCTTGAGCAGCACAGGGTCAGGGCCAGAATGTTGGGAAGGGACTGTCATTCGGGCAACGTCAGCAGCCTGTTGGGCAAAGGTCGGTTTGGGCGCTACCCACTCAGCTTTCAGTCCTTGGCTACCACGGGTACACCACTCAACCAAAAACTTCTCCAAAGGCCAGCCAAGTTTGTCAGCTTCTTTCCTTGCGCCATCAAGGACGGTTGCAGTAACCGATGCCTTCTTTGCCTTCCTGAGTGACAACCAATCCTGCCAAACCTGTTCTGCAACATCAGGTGGGCAAGCAACGACAGTTGCTTTCTTCTTGTGTTTTGTGTCTTGTGTAATGTGTTCTGTGTTCTGTGTAGCATTGCCTTCGGATTGCGTTGGCAATGCGTTCGCATCTTTTTGCCTATTCCATCTAGCCTTGGCGCTCTCGCTTGCCTTTTGTGATTTGTCACCAGCTTTAGCAAGTTCCTTGTTTGCCCTGTGATGAACCCATCCCTCTTCAGTGCGCTCGAAATACTCTCGCAATACAACTGCAATGCAATCGCTATGCGAACGCATACGAATCTGCCTTGCAACCTCAGACTCATCTAAAGGAATTGGGCTTTCGTGAAGGTAGTACCAATCAAGCAAACGCCGATAGGTAAGGTCTTCCATCTCGGAAAGATGTTCGGTATGGCTCTTGTAATCGCCAATGTTGAATTGGTAATAGTGCATTGAAGCAACTCCGCAAATCTCCCAGAAAAGAAACTACGGCAGGTGGGGAGTTCACTTTTCCCGAGGCTCATGACTTCCTCGGTAGCCGGGTTTCAGATAACTATACCACCAATCAAGCCCTTGAGAAGGTGGTGATTGGATGCGGGTTGTAATTGTGAGGTCTTCCAGCATTCTTGGCGTTGGCAATGTCTTGCTTGCTTAACAAAGAGCTTTCCTTGCTGCGCCAGTCAAAGGCGTTGCCAGTTGATTTGACAAGTCCATCGGACCAGTAGGTTACATCCTGCGTGTCCTGACTTAGCTTTTTGCCTGTCAGCCTGTAGGCGTAATTGCGCTTGTCTGTCAGGCCGATGTTCTTGTATTGGTCAGCAACAATCAAACCCTCTTTCAACAACTCATCCCTAATTTTTGCCGTGCTAACCTGAAACTTATTCGCCATGTTGTTCATGATAGTTCGGTGCGACTTCGGACCGTGCTTCAATTGGTCAAGGTAGAACCGCTTTGCTTGTAGCATATTTCAACTTCCTTTTTTGCTGTTAATTCAATGGCTCGGCACAAGACTGCAACAGTTGCTGCGTCAAAGTCGCCTTGGTCAAAAGTGTACCTTTGGACAGCTTGCAATGCGTCAATGCAAAGCTCCCATGCGGCGTCTAGTTCGTGTTGGTCTGGTGTAGTCATGCTGGCGAGGTTATCATTGTTGACCAGCTTGTCTATTAGGGTATGTCCTAGTGCTTTTTTTATTGTGGGGTCATAACATTGAGGCTCAACAAGACAGGAGTTCACATGAACACAGCATTTCTCACACGGGTTCGCAACTTGTATTGCGTAGATGGTGTGCCAGTTAGCACACAGCGCCACAACATCAGGCAATGGGTTAAATCAATTCGCTTTCTTGGCGACAAATGGCTGCTTGCCAAACAAATCACACGAACAAATTAAGGTGTTCAGCCAACCTATTTAATGGCTGTTTTTTTAGGAGAATGAAATGGGCTTTATAGCTTCTGACAGTGGTGGCGGTAACTTCAAACGTGTGCCTTCTGGCGTACACATTGGTCGTTGCTATTCGTTGATTGACCTTGGCACTCAGTTGTCCAGCGGTCAGTATGGCGAAAAATTGCAGCACAAGATTCGTGTTGCTTGGGAATTGTTTGGTGAGGATGAGGATGGCAATCCTCTGACCGTTGAGTTTGACGGGAAAGAAATGCCTATGACTATCAGCAAGTCATACACCTTGTCTCTCAGCGAGAAAGCATCACTTCGTAAAGACTTGGAATCATGGCGAGGCAAAGACTTTACGGATGAAGAAGCTAAAGGCTTTGACATCAGCAAGCTGATTGGCGCGTATTGCATGGTCAACGTCACGACCAGCGAAACCAACGGCAAGACATACAGCAACGTAGCCAACTTGACTCCGCTGCCAACAGCACTGAAAGCTAGCAAGCCAGCGCCCGTTCATTCGGTTGTAATGTTTGATTTAGATGCACCTGATTGGGCTGTGTTCGACTCTTTCCACGACAAACTCAAGGACGCAATTAAGCGTAGCCCTGAATTTGCTGTGGCGGCAGGTCACTCGGTTGCCCCAACTGGCAATGACGAACCCGAATTCTGACCATGACAAGCCTCTATCAACTCGCTCACGATTTCCGTGAACAACTTGATGACCTGTTTGATTCAGAAACAGGTGAGGCTTTGCCAGCGTTTGATGAATTCCGGGTCATGCTCGGCAACAAAGCAAACGCTGTCGCTGCCTACGTTCTTAACTGCGAGTCAGATGCTGAACAAGCAAAAGCCGCCATCAAGCGCATCAAAGCCCTTCAAACGGCCTACGAGCGCAAAGCCGAGAAATTGAGGGATTACCTTGCGGAGAACATGAAAACCGCTGGAATCCACGAAATAAAGGCTGCTGACGGGTCTTTTGTTGTCAAGCTGTATCTTGACCGTGACGAGTCTGTTGTCATTGAGGATGGCGCTAAGTTTGCGCCTGAATTGTGCAACGACCCCAAGCCTCCAGAGCCAAGCAAAACCAAAATCAAGAATGCCATTCTTGCTGGTGAGCCTGTAGCTGGTGCTTACATTGTTCGCAAAGATCGTTTAACCATCAAATGAGGTCACTATGAAAAAAGTCATCATCGCTCTTACGCTTGCCGCATCTGCCACAGCAGTGTGGGCAACTTGCACCACCCACACAATTATTCAGGGTAGCCGTATGGTTACTTGCACCACTTGCTGCTACGGCGCTGGAAACTGCACCACAACCTGCTTCTGATTTTCGGGCCGAAAGCAAATGCTGCAACGGGGGTGAGTCCCGACTGTGGGGAGACTTCCCTGACCACAGCGCAGTGCAGCGAGTAGGCCCACCTTTAACCACAGGAAAAGATATGTCGAGAATTTACATTGTCAGTTACGGACGCGAAAGCCGTCTTGTTCGTGCAAACACACGCGCACAAGCCCTCAACCATGTTGCCACGGGCATTATCAATGTTGACATCCCAACACAAGATCAGTTGATTGATCTGGTCGCCAAAGGGCAGTCTGTTGAAACAGCCATTCGTCCCGGTCAAGATGAACTGTCATTGGAGCAAGCATGAGCTATGCAGACGTTGAGATGAAGGTTGTGAGATGGGGTGAGGATCGTCAGATTGTTCAGAACAGCAATCCCCGAGCGCAAGCCATCAAGACGCTGGAAGAAGTTGGCGAGTTGATGCAAGCAATCACAGACAATGACCGCGAGGCCATGATTGATGCGTATGGGGATATTCTCGTTACCCTTGTCATGGGTTGCGCCACTGCTGATCTTGACCTTGTGACTTGTTTTGAACACGCTTATGAGCAAATCAAAGACCGCAAAGGTTATCTGTCGCCAGAAGGAATCTTTGTAAAGGAGTCGTGATGATTTTTGACCTTACTACCTCTGCCCTTGATAAGCAGGTATCAGGCAATCACTACAAAGACAAAGGCATCCAGCCCATTGTTTACATCCATGCCAACAATCTAGGTTTTTGTGAGGGCAACGTAATCAAGTACGTTACCCGTCACAAAGAAAAGAATGGCGCTGCTGACATTCGCAAGGCTATTCACTACCTAGAACTGCTGCTTGAATTGGAGTATGGGAATGCGGCCACTGATGCTTGATGTTTGTCGGTGCGATCCTGAATTGCCCGACAACTTCTGCCGCAATTGCAAGCGTTGGCTCAGTCACCCTGAACAGGTGACTGGACCACGCACTCCAGTTGTGACTGTAGAGACAAGCGCATCAGAGGCTTGCTCCTACATACCAGTGTCACTCTTGAAGGAATAAGGCAACCTCTGCCTGACGCCGTTTAACGAGTCCGGGCAGGACTTTGCCACCACCTTTAGTCCATGCCATGAAAGCCTCCGCAGCACCCTCCCAATCGCCTCTATTAGCCTTCATACGGATGGTAGAGCGTTGGAGGTTGCCTAATCCAAAATTGTAGGAAATAGAGACAAGAGCGTCAAAGCTGCCTTGACGGCCAACCACGCCGGGAACAAGTCGTAAAACACCACGTTCAAAAGCTGCGATGTCATCAGAGAATAGTTTGTTGATTTCCTCTTTGGACCAGACACGGTTGTCCTCCGGCTTCAGCGGCATTTCTTTGCGAATCATTGGTGTGTGCTTATCAGGCACACGCACCACAGGCAATCTGATTTGCTCTTGGTACAGCACATGGCCGTAGCCAATCGTCCAGATGTGAGCAGGGCAGAGGTAGGGCTTATTCCTAAACCCCTCAAACCTGTGCATCAGGTCTTCACCCGCTTTAGACAGCTTCACTTTTTGCTCCAGCCGCGAGAGCCAAACCAGAAGCCAATGATGCCGCCAAGCATTGCCATCTCGTCAGAGCTAAAGATGATGTCCGAGTAGCGAATCACATCGTCAATACTGTTAATCAATCCGGGTTGCTGATACAGATACCAAGCCATGAAGGCGTTGATTGCCACAAGCTCAAGCACAAAGATGTAGGTGACGGTAGGACGCACAGTGCCAACGTAGCTGGATACCCATGAAGCGGCCTTCTCAAGCACTTTTGCATCGTGAGCAAGAGCCGCCTCGGTCATCTTGGCGTCAGCCTCCATCGCCACTTGTTCAGTGCGAATCTCTTCCACCTTTGCTTGTGCGGCAAAACCAGCAGCAGCAAGAGCCAGTTCACGTTCTGTTTGCACAGCAGCCAAAGCTAGTTCATGCTTTTGATCTGCTTTGTTTTGGAAGTATTCCAGCAGCTTTGGTAGACCAGAGATCAGCAGACCGCCAAGAGTTGAAAATAGTGACAACATTATTTACCTTCTTTCTTTTCTAAAACTTGAGCAACTGAGCTAACAGCACGTTTGCCCATGATCCCACCAATGCCACCAACAATCAGCAGAACAATGTCGTTCAGCATCTTGGTGTAAGCCTGATCTATCGGAGCCATCGCTTTGATCGGTTGGGTAACAAACGTCACCGAGTACAGCAAAGCACCGACAATGAACATCAGAATCAATGTCACTGAAACAACGACAAAAGCCCAAATACGGACTTCTATTTGTTCAGCGGATAGGCGTTGGTTCGGTGGTTGGTTGGGTGAACTCAATTTTCTTCTCCAAGACAGGAGCCACCAAGTATTCGGGGCAAGTCTGCTTAAACTCGCAAACAGGCTTTTGACACTGAGGCTTTTTAAAGTTGTCAGGATTTTGGCAAAAATATCTGTAATTTTCATTGCATCCCACCAACAACATGAGAGGCAATATCAGTTTCCACATTTGACCACCTGACAGTGCTTCAAAATCTCAAATCCGATCCACAGCATAAATCCAAGAATTACAGCGGCCAAGATGATTGCCGACCACAACTCCAAATTCTCTTGGCGCTTTTTGCGTGCTTGAATTGCAGCGTCAGCAGCGCGGCGTTTGGCTGCTTTGTCATCAGCGTCCATCTGCTGCCTACGGGCAACAATCTTTTGCCAAACATCCATGTTATTCGGGAAGAATAGCTGCTTGACTTGTTCTTCAAATTCTCTGGCGCTGTGTATCGCCAACTCCAGTTCGACAGCCTTACCCATGTTGCTGCCTTTGAAGTCACCCTTGTGGACTTCCTCAAGCACTTTGACGGCATCAGCCTTGGCATCAAAGTATTTACCCAGAACAGGGCCAAGACTGCGAACATCGTCAACAGTCTTGACAGCCTTCTTGACCAGATTTACCGCTGCTGATACTGCGGCAAGAGCTGTTAGCGGGTCCATAACACCTCAATAAACACTTTGGCGCACCAAATAATAAAGCCAACGAGAAGGGCCGCAGCAACAAAGCTAACGGCCCAATCTTTCATTTGAGTATCCAGACGGCAGAGAAGATCGTGCCACCCATTGACAAGAGCATGATGCCTGCTGTTTTAATCATGATGCCTTCAATGCGCTTGAGTCTTGCATTGATTTGCTCATAACGAATGGCACAAACTTCCTCATGTGTTGACAGTCGTGCTTCTGTTGCGTCAATCGTGTTCATCATTTCATCCTTGGGCCATTCAGCCAGATAACAGCGGAATTTCTTGTGCCAGATTGGATTGGCACAACTCTATGCTCTAACATGGAAGGGAAGGCAATCATGTCGCCTTTCTTCAGGTCAGCAGTATATTCTTGGTACAGCTTAATTTGAAGCTCTCCACCCTCAAATTCCGAGGGGTCAGACAGCAAACAAATGACGCTGACTTTGCGCTCTTGAGGCAAGCCACAAAGCGGGAATGTGTCTGTGTGCCAGCCATAGTGTCCAGCAGGGCCGTATGAGCCAAATTGGACGTTCTCATGACCTGTAATGTCATAGCCCCAACCATTTGCTTGATTTGCTGTCATGCCATGTTCATACATGATGCCGCCAAACCAATGGCCCGTTGGCGCAAAACGCAAAACCGTATCCCTTTGGCTCTTGTCTTGATGTTCGCCAGAAGCGCCCATAGCAGCTTCCTGCGGCTCTATTGTCATGAACTCCCGAACAGCCGCATCGCATACGTCTGTCGGGATGTTTCCTATGTACCAAATTGGGAGATGGCTCATGTCTTATCTTTCAGTTGCTGTTCAAGCGCAAGGACGCGCTGTGCAAGTTTAATACAGGCGACCAACGCAGCGTTGCCATAAGCAAGAGACAATGTTCCCTGCTCATCGTTTGTCTTGCATACAACTTCAGGCAGTAATGCAAGCCAATCTTGTGCGGATGCTCCGGCCTGACGCTCTCCGCTATCAATTCGGGTGTAAGTACCGTGCTTAATCTTGCTCAACCGTTCAATGAAATCCACTGGCAAATCGCACCAATCTTTTTTCAGGCGCTCATCAGAGTTTGCGGTGACATTGCCCAAGGCGATGCAGTTGCCATTGCTAACAATGGAGAAAGAAGACCCAGCCGCAGTTGCATTGCCGTTCGGGTGAATGCCAATTGTGTCGTTGCCGCCAATGCCTGAGCCAGCTTGGAAATAGCTAATCCCAAAAGAGGTAGCATCGCCGAAGTACCAGATTGGGTTCCGCACGTTACTAAAATAGTTGGCATTGGCAAAACCATTATTCCCGCCAGAAGAAACTCGTCCCGGAGCGGAAAAATTGGACCCACTAAACGAAAATGTGCTTCCAAGCGCGTTGGTGCGAACGTTGATGTTTCCGGGCGAGTTTATGTAAAGCGTGCTGTCGCTTGGTCCTCCACCCGTCAAACCCATGTTTGCCGAATCTGCCGAGTTGCCGTTCAGCGAGATGGCGTTGTAGTTGGTCGCAGTCGAATTGCGGCCGATAAACAGGTTGCTGAATGCGCCAGTAGTCAACGCGCCGCCACTCAGTGGCAAAGCATAGTTGCTAAAGTTGTCACTTGCAATCAGTGTTTTCCAAGATGTCCAAGAATTTCCATTGGCAACATCGTAGTTACCAAAACGAACCTGTAGGCCTGTACCCCCGTAAGTAGGGCTGTATGGGACGTACATCTGCAATGCACCGCCACCGCCGGAGTATGTACTCATGGTCATTACGGAACCATAGTTTTGCCAGCCGGGGTCAACAAAAGAACATTGAATGCCTTGGTTATATCCAGTAGGAAGAGTGCTTGGAGACCAAACGTAATTTCCCAAGGCGTTTAACAGTGTGCTAATTCCAGATGGGCCAGTAGGACCAACGGGTCCAGTGGGTCCAGTGGCTCCAGTCGGTCCGGGCGAGCCAGTAGGTCCATTAGGTCCAGTTGCTCCTGTAGGACCAGTAAGACCAGTGTTGCCGCGAGGAATGGTGAAGTTAAAAACAGCAGCAGACGATGTGCCGGAGTTAGTAACAGATGCGTTTGTTCCTGCTGCTCCTGTGGTTGTAGTGCCAACAGCAACAGTCGCAGCAGTGCCTGTTGCTCCAGTCGGTCCAGTTGGTCCTGTCGGTCCTGTTGGGCCGGGAGCGCCAGTCAAGCCAGTTGGGCCAGTTGGTCCGGGTGCGCCAGTCGAGCCAGTAGGGCCAGTTGCACCTGTTGGGCCAATCGGGATGCCAAAATTAAATGTTGCAGCAGATGATGTGCCGCTGTTTGTCACAGTCGCAGGGCTACCTGCTGTCAAGTTTGTTGTTGTACCAACAGCAATTGTTGCGGCAGTACCTGTTGCTCCAGTCGGTCCAGTTGGTCCAGTTGGACCTGTGTTGCCTTGAATACCTTGTGGGCCAGTTGGACCAGTCGGACCTGTGGGGCCAGTAGCGCCTTGCGGAATCGTAAAATTAAAGACAGCAGCAGACGATGTGCCGGAGTTCGTTACGGTCGCGCTTGTGCCTGCTGCACCAGTTGTAGTTGGGCCAACAGCAACAGTTGCGGCAGTGCCTGTCGCTCCTGTCGGACCAGTCGGGCCAGTCGGACCTGTCGGACCTGTAGCGCCTGTCGGTCCAGTGGGGCCAACCAATGCAAGCTGTTGAACAGTTGCTTTGCGTGTAGCGCCAGCAGATACATCGTAGAAAGCAATCAGGTCAGATGACTGCGTTGCTGGCTCAGAGGTCAGGCCGTTGATGTTCAGGTTATTGGATGTTGCTGCTGTAGTGGCTGTGGCCGCATTACCAGAGATGCCAATTGCCCATGTGCCAGTTGCATTGGCTCCAGATACAGAAGGAGCGCCAACATCTGCAAAGCCAAGCACAACGCTGCCTATGTAGCCGTTAACAGATGTCACGGCATCAGTGTTGTCCACCTTTTGCCAAACAGTGCCACTGAACACAATCCAGTCGCCAGTCACCCAACCAGACACACCATCAATGGTTGTGTTGCCGGATACGCTGACAACATAGTAGTGTCCCTTTACGCCAACACCAGATGTGATTGTTGGCGTGTTGGTTGCTGCGTTCCATGTGCCTTCAAAAGTCAAAGCGCCTTGCAGTGACGCAGGGATTTGAGAAAGCGGAACAGTACCGCTGTTGTCCAACGTGGCAACGCCATTTGCTACTCCAGCATCAAGCACAGCCGCAGTGCCAAGGCCAAGATTGGTACGAGCAGAAGATGCTGTAGATGCGCCTGTACCACCGTTAGCAACAGGCAAGATGCCAGTCACACCAGTGGACAAAGGCAAGCCAGTTGCGCTGCTCAACACTGGAGCGTTAGATTTTTCCCACAAGTTGGTTGAACTGTTAAAAACAAGCGTCTGACCGTTTGTTGGGCTTTGTGCTGATACGTTGTGAAGCTCGTCAAGCTCATATCCATTTTGAACACGAACATAAATCTGACCATTGCCAGCATTTGCACGTTCGACAACACCCATGTAAACCAGATGGTTGGGAGCGTATTGTTTGACGTTTGTAAGCGATCCGGGGGTCGAACCCAAATACAAAGAATCGCCTGCCGAAAAGCTAGAGAGGTTCAAGCCTTCAATAACGCCTTGGCACATGATGAAGCCAGTGCCGTTGGCGGTGATGGCTTGATTGGCAAGGCCAAACACCTTGGCTGATGTTGCGTCAGATGTGTTACTTGCCAACTTAACAGTAGCCCTGTCGCCTTGCGCCCCAAACAAATAAACTGCTTGACCTTTTTGAATGGTCACAGAATCTGCGTTGGTGACACGAGCCAAAATTGATTGACCAATGCGAACAACGCCGTCAGCTAAAGCGTTGAATGCGATAGTTCCTTGGGCAGCATCCCAAACCATCTTACCGACACCGGGAGCCTCAGTAACAGTCGTGTCAATCTGAACGTAATGACCAGTGAAGCTGTTGCCTGCGATGTTGTTGTTGTCGTCAATGATGACGCCAGAGTTTTGGATGGTGTAGCCAGTCGTGCCATCAAAACGAGGCACAGCATTGTCGGTTGCCGTTGGCGACTTGGCGACAAAGTTGGTTGAGGGGACAAAAGCAGTCTGCCATGCAGTGCCGTTGTATGTCCTCATCACATTGTTGACTGTGTTCCAGTACAGAGCGCCAGTCAACAGTGGGTTGCCATCGTTGTCTGTGGCAGGGTCAGCATTCTTTGCGCCAAGGTAACGGTCGTCAAAATTGTCATACAAAGCAGCAGCATTTGCCTCAGACAAGGCGGCAGCAATCTGCGATGCAAGAGCAGCAGCCTCGCTATCGGCAGCAGCATTTTCGGACGCAAGGGCGGCAGCAGCAGAAGCAGAAGCATTATTCTCAGATGCCAGTGCAGCAGCTTCAGAGTCAGCAGCAGCTTGCTCGGAGGCCAAGGCAGCGGCAGCAGATGTCGCAGCCTCTCCAGCAGAATTTGCGGCATTGACAGCTTCAGCAGCAGACAAATCAGCACTGCCATCAGCGGCTGTTGCAGATGAGGCGGCGTTGGTTTCTGAGGTGGCAGCATTTGCTGCTGATGTGGCAGCAGCAGAAGCGGAAGTGGCAGCATTAGATGCAGAAGTTGCAGCGTTGCCTTCACTTGTATCGGCAGCAGCAGCAGAAGCGGCGGCAGCTTGTTCAGAGGCAAGGGCGGCAGCAGCAGAAGCAGCCGCATCATTTTCAGATGCCAGCGCAGCAGCCTCAGAATCAGCGGCAGCTTGTTCAGATGCAAGGGCAGCAGCGGCAGAGGTTGCTGATTGTCCCGCAGAAGTTGCCGCATTGTTGGCATCAGTCTGTGCGTCAATAGAACTTTGCAAAGCAGCAGCAGCACTATCAGCGGCGTTTTGCTCACTCAGTAATGCCTCAGATGCGGAAGCAGCTGAATCGTTTGCAGACTCCAGCGAGTCAGAAGCAGATTGAGCAGCGTTAGCAGCGCTAGCAGCGGCGGCAGCAGCTTCAGCAGGGGCAGCAATAATTGCCGCCATATTTGCTTCTACATCGTTGATGGCTGCAAGGTTGTCGTACACATCATTGATAACAGCAAGATCGTTTGCAACAGCAACGATGCTTACCATGTTGTCTTCAATGTCGATCAGGATTTGGCTGCTGACGCCAATCGGGCCGAGTTGCTCTTCTGTGCCGTTTGTATAAACGATGTCCAGATAAGCAAAGTCATCAATATCAACTACCGTAATGCTTTCAATGCCATTACCAGCAACGCCACGATCAATGTTAATGACTTGATTTGGTGTGGGTACGACTTGGACGTTGATATTGTTGCCGTCAACTACGGTCACATTCAAAGTAGCCATGATTTCCCCTTAAACAGAAGCAGAGGTGTTGACAACACCATCAGAGCGAACAAGGAACAACAGAAAGATGATTGCATCATCTTGTGGTGTTCCACCTCCAGCAGGGAAACTAATTTTGACTCGTCCAGAAAAGCCAACAGGGACATTGGCAGAGATGTCCAACTCGGGATCACCTGCAATGATGTCCCAAGAGGATTGGTCAATCACAAGCGTAAATGAGCCAGCCGCATTATTGCGGTTTGTGATTGTCAATGGTACAGGAGTCGGAGCAGGGCTGTAGTCAGTGATGTCGAACGTCAAGCCGCTACGACTGTCCTGAATGTTGCTCAACAAGCGGCGAACAATCTGTGCGTTGATTGTTGCGCCAGTTAGGTTAACAGGGGTATTGCCAGCGCCTGTGAACACAAGGTTCCAGTAGGTCTGTTGTTGATAGACCAGTTCGCCAGCGATGATGGGGTTATCAAACCCCGACACTTGTGTAAGTGCGTTTTTATTGAAGACAGCCATTTGGTTCCCCAAAGCTCGGGTGGTGACGCTCCCCGCTATCTCGCAGGGCTACGGATTCTGTCTTGTCTTAACTCAATTATGACGCAAAATGTCACTTGCAAACTGATGCAGCCATCGACATTGGCGAAACCCCGGCAGGGATCATGGACGGGTCGAGGATTTCGTTGTTGTCCTTGTCCCGCAGGGCATGGATGCAATATGCCACAGTCTCATCAGTTAAGGCTTCAAGCTCATGCACCTTATTCTTGTGGATGTAGATCATGTGTGGCGCGGTGAACTCGGTGGCAACACCTTCAACCGTGACCTTCAGCTTGCCCTTGGCAAGCAGCGTGAGATGGTCGAACTGGTGCGTGTGGCCGATCTCGGTATCGCCAGCTTTCTCAAACCGCATCATGCGTGAGTAGAGATTCGCGACACAGCCAATTTTTACGGTTGGTTGGCTCATAGCACAGCGCTAGGGATTTCGCCGGATGCTGGGGTTGCTGTTACAACCGTTTCAGGTTCTGGAGGCGGAACATATTCTGCAATCTCCCCATAAACACCAGCAACAAGGTCAGCAAAAATAGCGCGACCGTGCGCTTCACAGTCATTTTGACTTGCAGTAAACGGCAGGATTTCATTACCGAATTGGGAGGTGGTGATTTCGCAATCAATCATTGTGTGTTCTTCGTTAACCCATTTCGGGTTGCGAACAGATGTGATGGTAACAATCATTTTTTTTCCTCGTCAAGAAATGCGAACATAAAGGGCGTTGGCGTAATATCTAAGTCCATATTGAGAGTCAAAAACAAATACTGAACCTCCAGACATTTTTCGCCAAGTGCCTGATACCGCTGTACCGCCACCAGCATAATTACCTGAAACCGAAT